TGCGGATCTGCCGGCAGCACGACGGCCAGGTTCCCGAAGCTGGCCCCACCGTCCGCGCTCATCTCTGGCAGGACGTGCTGGATCTCGTCGGGCGGCAGCGTCGCGCCGCCTTGCCGAACGATCGGGAGCTTCCAGCCTACTGTGACGTTCTTCGTCATCGTGCCCTCCACTGTAACGTCGCGAACCGGCCCTGGCTTCCTGGTTCGCCATCTCTTCCACCATCGTCGGAGCTTACGCCAGAGCTCCCTCAGCCATCGCATCGAGCGACCACTACGATCGGCCTCGATCCGGTCGGTGACGTCCAGACTACATTGTCAGTCGGCACCGCGCCCAGTCCGTTCACTGAGTTGCTCGGGTCGCACGAGGTCCCAGCCGGCACCGTTCCGATCGGCAGCAGGATGAAGCTGTTCGGTTGCTTGATCACGGTGAAGACCGCCTCCTCCTGGGCGATGATCACCGGCGGCCCTGGCTCGATGAGCGACTTGATCACCTCGTTCGAGAAGGCCGACTCGTTGCCCTCCAGGTCGATCGCTGTCATCGCGAAGTGGTAGACGCCGCTGGTGGCTGGCTCGACGGTGTGCCTGGTCAGCGTCTCGTCATCGAGCTCGACCTGGTCGGTGTAGTCGCGCGAGGTGGTGCCCCAGTAGATCCGGAACTTGTCCAGGCAGTCGAGGTTGTCGTCGATCTGCTGCTGGGTGCGATCGGAGCAGAGGATCAGCTGAGAGCCGTCGACGTTTTCGACCGGCGCGATCCATGCCAGGTTCGCGGCCGCAAGGAACACGATCGCGATCGGCAGCATCACCGCATCCTCAGCCCGTTCCACTTCGACAGCACCGGCGTGAAGCGTCTCGGTGGCTTGCCTGGTAGCCGGCGGATCAGCAGCTGGCTCTGCGGCGTCGGTGTGACGTTCGCGCGGTTCTTGCCGCTGTAGGTTGTGTTCCGGCCGCGCTGGACATCACGCCAGTCGAGCAGGCCGCCGGCGCGACGGGTCCGCACCAGGTGCGTGCGTGCTGCTGAGTCGAACGGGGCCTCGCCGATCCGCTGGAAGCTCTGAGCCACCACTGGGATGTGGCGGTTCAGGGTCCGGTATGTGGTCGGCCGCCGGAACGCGACCATGGCCTACTGCGGTTTGCTGACGTCTGCGCCGCTGTCCGGTCCACCACCGCCGCCCAGGATCTCCTGGCTTGCCGGCGTGTCGTTAGCGAGAGCGCCGCCGCGACTTGGTGCCCCCGCTCCTGGAGGGTTTCCGACGTTGCCCGTCGATCCCGCGCTCGTGGCTGACTGCACCGTGGAGCTCGTCTTGAATCCCGCCGCAGGGTTTTTAACTTTGCGTGCCATCATGGCCTCCGTTCAATTCTGAGCCACGGCTTGTGGCTGGAGTTGTTGCTGGTCGTCTTCGTCGTCGAGATCTTCCTCGCCATTGCCCTCGGCGTCTAGTTCCGCGAGCGCCGCCTTCCTGCGCGTAAGGCCGTGAACGTGGCCGTCCGCTTCGGACGTCTCAGTGCCTTCGGCCGACCAACGATGGCGGTGCGGGTTACCACCGCTGCCCTCGGTCGAGTTCGTCCAGCCGTTGTCCTCAAGGACATGCGTGTGCCCGTTGCTTGATTCCGTTGTATCACCGACCCTGTTGAAAGCGGCCTCGTCGTCCGTCTCGATCCCTTTACCTCCACCCCCCTCGCCTTCAAGGTCAAGAAGGTCGATCTCTTGCTCCGCGTTAAAATCGTCACTGAGTAGTCCTCGTCGCTTCTGTTCTTTCCAGTAGGTGGTCAGGCTGAGGTCGTTCGCGTCGCGGTCTTTCCGCAGGAGCTCCAGGTCCTTCTCGCTGCCGATCGCAATGCCGAAGTCCTTGAACACCGTGACAGATCCGCCGGCGTCGGGGCCCTTCTTCATCCACACGCCGAACAGGTCGAGCATGTTCTCCAGGGTCGATTCGAGCTCGCGCGCCAGCAGGCCCAGGTCACTCACCGCCTCGGCCTCGTCCATGACGCGCTCGGTGGCCGTGATGCCGCCAGGCTTGCGCTTCGTGATGATCGCGATCGCCATCGCCTCCATGCGCTCGACCAGGTTGTCGAGATCCTTCTGGCCCGACTCGACGCCGGCCCCAGTGTGCTCGACGTACTCCAGCGTGGAGCCCTTCGGCCCGCGCGTGAAGGTGCCCATGCCGATCTCCAGCGTGAACGAGCTCGGCCCATCTTCGTCAGTGCCGAGGCCGGTGCCGAAGAGGATCGGGACACGAGCGACGTGCGTGATGTGGCGCTGGTCGCTGTCGCTCTGCCAGTGCGCGATGTTCAGGTAGGCGAAGTCCTGGAGCAGTGGCTCGCCCAGGAGGAAGCCGACGCGGTTCGTGTAGAGCGTGATGATCGGGATGAAGTCGAGCGTGGTGGTGAACTGGGCGATCTGGACGTAGTCGTCCTCGCCGCCGCCGCTGCCGGCGTTGCCAGTCGTGCCGCCGGCCTCCTTCTGGCGCTCGAAGATCCGAACGAAGCCTCGCTCATAGACGCGGATGCGCTCCACGAACGTCTGGCTGAACTCGTCCTCGGGGTCGTCCTTCTTGACGAGCTCGCGAAAGCGGATCTGCGTGAGGATCTTCTTGCCGTTGACGTCGACCACGAACTTCCAGCCGAGCATGTCCTGGGCCTTGATGTGGATCGCGTAGGGTCGGATGCCGCCGTCGCGTTCCTGGGCCAGGGTCAGCGAGCCGTCAGGGAAGAGGCCCTCCATCTGCTGCTCGACCGCGGGGAAGTCGACCAGGATGTGGCTCGCGCCGTCGTCCATCGCTGACTGGAGGACGTTCCTGGCGAAGACGTTGAGGTCGCTGCCCTGGAGGTCGACGTTGTCCATCATCGCCTGGATGTCGTCGGGCACATCCTCCTCCAGGACGATCGGGTCCTTGAGTGGTTTGCCGACGAGCACGTTGATCGTCTTCTTGTAGAAGTTGGTGAAGACCGAGCGGCTCAGCCGGTTGAAGTAGTCGCTCTCGGATTCGGCGGGCTCCTGGTGCAGGTAGAGCCGGCCGGCGTCGCGCATGGAAGCGGTGCCGCCGCGAATATCACGGATCATCTGCCAGAACGGCGTCATGCCTTTGACTTCGTCGATCGGTTCCGCGACTGAATTGTTCGCCATGCACTCAGATCCTCAGCGGCGTCGACTGTGCGAGCTCGCGACGTATCGGCCAGCGTTTCACGATGTAGTACCCGATGCTGTCCGTAAGGTGCGAGAGCTTCGGGTCGCGCTTCTTGTCGATCTGACCACTCCCGCCAACCAGTAGTCTAACCCCTTCAAAGTCGCGGACAACATTCGGCGCTGCCACTGGGTCGACCATCATACGGATCGTTTCATCTGTCGACATCAGCCGAGAGTTCATCGCGTTGATCCGTGACCGCTCGGTCGGGTTTGCCTCGGGCACCTCGAAGTGAACACGCTCTGGACCATAGTGCCCGAAGAGCTTCGTCTTGACGAGGTCCCAGTCACTCCCCTCGGTCTGGGCCGTGCCCCGAGCTCCACCAGTCGCGTCGCCGTAGATGTGGATGCGGCCGCGGTGGCTGCCCCAGTCCTCGATGATCTTGTCGCACACCGCCGGCGTGTTCGAGTTCACTGGGATGTGGACCTCGCCGATGATCGCGGTGCCTTCGGTGAGCTCGGCGATCGTGGCCTCCTTACCGAACAGTCGCCGGCCATCGATCACGACCGGATGGATCGGAGACTCGACGGGCAGGACCATCTCCTGGGCGATCGCGCAGATGCCAGGGTCGACGTTGAAGTCGAACATCACGATCAGCGGAGCGTCGGGATTGTAGCGTGCGTATAGCCGGCCGCAGTGTCGCTCGCGGGCGAATGGGTAGTACGCCTGGCCGACGAAGTTGACGAACTCGCCATGGAGCTCCTGGCGGTAGGTGAGCTCGTCCATGTCGCGCTTGAGTGCTTCGATCTCCAGCGGGTCGAGGATGTCCTCGCTCCACCAGGTGTATGCGCCCCACTGTCCGGTCTCATCGTTGAGAGCTTCTTCCCAGCGGTCGAAGTAATGGTTCCGGCCCTCGGGCACGCCGATCAGCCAGCAGAAGCCGTTGCGCTCGGCGAGCATCGGCCGGACGTTCTCCTGCCAGGCGCTCTCGACCATGTTGCCGTACTCGTCCAGGACGCCACCGTCCCAGGGCTGGCCCTCGATGCGCTCCGGCTTGTCCATGCCGACCACGCGCAGCTGGACACCGTTGAGCAGGGTGATCGAGAGCTCGGTCTCCATCGGCCGATACCGTAGCCGGCGCGGGACCATGTCCTTCAGATCCTTCCAGTAG